GGTGGACCCACCGTACCCGGACCCCCCGCTGTGCATGACTGACCACCCTCCCGCGTACTACGCTCTAATCCACTCCCACATTTCTCCTCCCATCAAAACCACCCCCCATTCCTCCCAAATCCCCACCCCCCGGGGTATATATTTTTCAGAAAGATATTGTTCGCATGGAAACGACCGTTTACACTGACATCATTGATTATGCGATGCCGACCATGATGGCGGAGAGGGCGTTGAAGGAGTTGCACAACGCTGCTTTGAACAGAGAGTTTGACAAGGCGATTGAGTTTGCCTTGGAGGCGGCGATTCAATGCAGGATGGCAAGTTTTGCTTTGCGTGGAATGGCAGAAGAGGAGAGAAGGCGTGACAGACAGGTGGCAGTTGGTTCTTGATTTCATCAAGGCTTACATCAAGAGGCATGGGGTATCGCCTTCTTATGAGGTGATGGCTAAGAGCTTGGGATTGAAATCAAAAGCAAACATGCACAGGATTGTGAAGAGGCTTGAGAAGGAGGGCCACCTCAAGGTGGCCCCTAGAAGGTTTTATGGTGTGAAGGTTGTGGACCGGTCTATTGATGAGGTGGTGAGTCTGTGACGTTATTGTCAAAGCAGGAGATTGGGCAGTACCTTGCGGTTGTGGACAAGGTGCCTGAGGTTGAGCGGAACAAGATCTTTGCCTTGTTGGAGATGGAAAGGGTTGAGAGGTGCCGGGAGAGCTTTTTGTTCTTTGTTCGGCAGATGTGGCCTGGGTTTATCTCTGGGCGGCATCATCAGATCATGGCAGAGGCTTTTGAGAGGGTTGCTGCTGGGGAGTTGAAGAGGTTGATCATCAACATGCCTCCCCGGCACACCAAGTCTGAGTTTGCTTCGTATCTGCTTCCTAGTTGGTTCTTGGGCAAGTTCCCTGAGAAAAAGATCATCCAGACCGCCCACACTGCAGAATTGGCAGTGGGTTTTGGCAGAAAAGTCAGGAATCTGGTTCAAAGTGAACAATATGCCAAGGTGTTTGACACAAAGCTGTCCAGCGACTCCAAAGCTGCTGGACGGTGGAACACCCACAAGGGTGGCGACTACTTCGCTATCGGTGTTGGTGGTGCTGTGACGGGTAAGGGTGCGGATCTGTTGATCATTGATGATCCGCATAGTGAGCAGGAGGCCAAGCAGGGCAATCCTGAGGTCTATGACGGGGTGTATGAGTGGTACACCTCTGGTCCTCGGCAGCGTTTACAGCCTGGAGGGGCCATCATTGTTGTGATGACCCGCTGGTCCAAGAGAGATTTGGCTGGGCAGATCCTCAAAGGGGCAGAAAGAGACGGTTCTGATCAGTGGGAAGTCATTGAATTCCCTGCCATATTGCCCTCGGGCAACCCTCTTTGGCCTGGATTTTGGTCAAAAGAAGCTCTGGAATCGCTCAAAGCTGAGCTTCCGGTGGCGAAATGGGAGGCTCAGTACCAGCAAAACCCGATTTCTGAGGGTGGAGCCATTGTTAAGCGTGAACAGTGGCAGATTTGGGACCAAGAGACGCCTCCGCCGTGCGAATACATCATCCAAAGCTGGGATACCGCCTTTGAGAAGAACAATCGGGCCGACTTTTCCGCTTGTACAACGTGGGGGGTGTTTGACCACCCCAATAAACACGGTGATTTGAGGCCAAACATCATCCTTTTGGATGCCTACAAGGCTCGTCTGGAGTTCCCGGAGCTTAAAAAGAAGGCATTTGAGATGTGGAAGGAGTGGGACCCTGACACGCTGATTGTGGAAAAGAGGGCAGCAGGTGCGCCTTTGATCTATGAGATGCGCAAGATGGGAATCCCGCTTTCGGAGTACACACCGGGCAAGGGCAGCGATAAGATAGCCCGTGTAAATTCAATCGCAGACCTGTTTGCATCAGGGGTTGTGTGGTGCCCGGAGAAGAGATGGGCAGAAGAGGTCATGGAAGAGATGGCCTCCTTCCCAAATGGGGATCATGATGACCTTGTGGACTCGTCCAGTCAGGCTTTGATGAGGTTTAGACAGGGCGGCTTCATTGCAATTGATAGCGATGAGCAAGACGAACCGATGCAAAAGCGCCGGAACGCCTCCTATTACTGATTCTGAAAGCGCAACATGGCAACCAACATTGACACCGCTCTGAACCCCTTGGATATGGGATTGATGGGCGATGAGCCTGCGATTGAGATTGAAATTGAGCAACCTGAGGGCTTAAAGATCGGAATTGATGGCGTTGAAATAGATTTGATGCCGGAACCTCTGATGGCAGAAGAATTTGATGCCAACCTCGCAGAGTTCATGGATGACGGCGACCTGCAGTCTTTGGCTTCAGAGCTTGTGGCCCTCGTAGACGCAGACATCAACTCCCGGAAAGACTGGACGGAGATGTTTGTCAAGGGCTTGGAAGTCCTTGGCATGAAGTATGAAGAGCGCACTGAGCCCTGGAACGGGGCCTGTGGCGTTTACAGCCCCCTTCTGACAGAAGCTGCCATCAGGTTTCAGTCAGAGATGATCACTGAGACCTTCCCTGCCCAGGGCCCGGTCAAGACGCAGATCATCGGCGCGGTTGATCGCCTCAAGGAAGACGCAGCAGAGCGTGTCCGCGATGACATGAACTACATGCTGACCGAGAAGATGATCGACTACCGCTCAGAGCATGAGCGCATGCTGTACTCCCTGGGGCTCTCAGGCGCAGCGTTTAAGAAGATCTACCCGAACCCCAGCACTGAACTGCCTGCGGCTCCTTTTGTCCCGGCAGAAGACTTGATCATGCCCTATGGGGCATCCAATGTTTACACCGCAGAGCGCGTGACTCACATCATGCGCAAGACGGAGAACGAGATCAAGAAGCTACAGGTTGCTGGCTTCTATCTGGACGAAGAACTGGGTGAGCCGGTCAGGTTCTTCACTGACATCGAAAAGAAAAAGGCAGAAGAACAAGGGTATACCCTGACTGATGATGACCGTTATCAGGTTCTGGAGATCCACGTAGACTGGGACATGCCGGGGTACGAAGATGAAGTTCCTTTGCCGTATGTGGTCACGGTTGAAAGAGGCACTCAGACGGTTCTGTCAATCCGGCGAAACTGGAACGAAGACGACAAGCGAAAACTCAAGCGACAGCACTTCGTCCAATACACCTATATTCCTGGTTTTGGCGCTTATGGTTTGGGTTATATCCACCTTATTGGTGGTTATGCTCGCGCTGGCACTTCCATCATCCGGCAATTGGTGGATGCTGGCACCCTGTCCAACCTGCCCGGTGGCCTAAAGGCTCGTGGGTTGCGGATTAAGGGCGATGACACCCCGATTGCTCCGGGTGAGTTTAGAGATGTGGATATTGCTTCTGGAAGTGTGCGTGACAACATCATGCCGCTGCCTTACAAGGAGCCAAGCCAAGTTTTGGCTGCGCTGCTTCAGTCAATTACTGAAGATGGGCGCAGACTAGCAGCGATTGCAGATCTCAAGATCAGCGATATGTCTGCCCAGGCCCCTGTGGGCACCACGCTGGCTATTCTTGAGCGTCAACTCAAGACTATGAGCGCGGTTCAAGCCCGTGTACACGCAAGCCTGCGCATGGAGTTTAAGTTGCTCAAGGAAATCATTCGTGATTTCCTGCCTGCAGATTATTCCTACACGCCAGAGGGTGGTGATCGGTCGGTTAAACAGTCTGACTATGACTTGGTTGAGGTTATCCCGGTCAGTGATCCGAACGCAGCTACTATGGCGCAGCGGATCATGCAGTATCAAGCTGCTTTGCAATTGGCCCAAGGTGCTCCGCAGATTTATGACCTTCCTCAACTGCATCGGCAGATGTTGGAAGTATTGGGTATCAAGAACGCAGAGAAGCTGGTTCCTGTCGAAGATGATCAGAAACCTCGTGATCCCGTGTCAGAAAACATGAGTTTCTTGACCGGGAAACCAACCAAAGCATTTATCTACCAAGACCATCAGGCCCATATTGCAACCCATATGAGCCTTATGCAAGATCCCATGATCATGCAGATGATGGGGCAGAGCCCAATGGCTCAGCAAATGCAAGGCGCGGTTATGGCTCACATCGCAGAGCACATGGCCTTTGCTTATCGCCAGCAGATTGAGCAGCAGCTTGGTGTGCCCATGACGGCCCCGGATCAGGAGTTGGATGAGCAGACGGAAGTGCAGTTGTCGCGTCTGGTAGCCCAGGCAGCGCAGCAATTGCTGCAAAGCAACATGGGCAAGGCACAGCAGCAGCAAGCCCAGCAAATGGCTCAAAACCCGCAGATGCAGATGGCGCAGATGGAGCTTCAGCTTAAGGCCGAAGAACTCAAGCGCAAGGAAGCAGACAGCCAACGTGACTTCCAGATTGCACAGCAAAAGATTCAACTTGAACAGCAGCGCTTGCAAGTTGAAACACAGAAGGAAGCCGCTCGTTTACAGGCGCAACAAAAGCAAGGAGACAAGAAACTCCGAGCAGATATGGTGAAGAGTATGATTAAACCAGCGCAACAACCGCGCACAAAACAATAAGGAGTTAATATGACCACTGCGTTTACCGTGGTTATCAAAGAAATTGAGGAGCGCCGCGAATCCATCGCGCAGGCGCTTATCTCAGGCTCGGCAAAAGATCATGCTGAGTATCGTGACTTGTGTGGCGAGATCCGGGGTCTATCGCGTGCACATGCTTTTATAACTGACCTCGTGCGAAAGATGGAAAACGACGATGAGTGAAATCCTCCTAAGTGATGGTGCAAGCACCACGGTATTGCCCGAGACCGACGCAGAAAAGGCCCGTCAGGTGCCTGATCCTGTGACTTATCACTTGCTCTGCATGCTGCCCAAAGCGGATGAAGAGTATGAAAGCGGGCTGGTCAAAGCAGGCCAGACCATGCATTTCGAAGAGGTGATGAGCCCGGTGCTGTTTGTTGCCAAGATGGGGCCTGATTGCTACAAAGATCCGCTGCGCTTTCCCAGCGGGGCTTCATGCAAGGTAGGCGATTTCGTCTTAGTCCGACCGAATACGGGCACGCGCCTGAAGATTCATGGTACGGAGTGGCGAATCATCAACGACGACAGCGTTGAAGCGGTTGTCCAAGATCCTCGTGGCATCCAAAAGGGAGGACGCTGATATGTCGGAGTTCAAATTTCCAGACGAGATTGAGGCTGAAAAGCCTACGGAAGAGAAGCTGCAAATTGAGATCGAAGGCGAAACCGAGATTGAGGTTGTTGACGACACGCCGCCGGAGGATCGCAACCGCAAGCCGATGAAGGAGGCTCCCGCAGAGGTTACCGATGATGAGTTGGAACAGTATTCTGAAGGGGTCAAAAAGCGCATCCAGCACTTCTCCAAGGGCTATCACGAGGAGCGCAGGGCCAAAGAAGCGGCGTTGCGTGAGCGTGAAGAGGCAGTACGTCTTGCTCAAAATCTTGTTGAGGAGAACAAACGCCTTCAGGGTAGTTTGGGACAAGGCCAGCAAGCCCTGCTTGAACAAGCCAAGAAGGTTGTTCAAAACGAACTTGATCAAGCCAAACAGAAGTTCAAAGCCGCTTATGAAGCGGGAGACTCTGATGCTTTGGTTGAGGCTCAAGAAGCACTTGCCGCTGCTAAATACAAAGCAGAGCGAGTAAACAATTTCAAGCCAGCAGTTGCACAGCCGCAAACTCCTGTGGTACAACCCGCACCACAGGCAGAGCAAAGTGTCCGTATTGATCCGAAAGCTGATGCTTGGCGTGATGCCAATCCTTGGTTTGGGTCAAATGATGAGATGACTGCTGTGGCCTTAACGGTTCACAAAAAACTTGTTGATAGCGGAGTAGACACCAACAGCGACGAGTATTACGAGAAAATCAACTCTCGTGTACGGCAGATCTTCCCAGATGCGTTTACCTCTGAGAAGCCAGCTAAAAAAGCCGCAGTTGTAGCTCCCGCCACGCGAAGCACAGCGCCCCGAAAAATCGTGTTGACGCAATCACAAGTTCAAATCGCCAAACGGCTCGGACTGACTAATGAACAGTACGCCCGTGCGGTTGCGGAAGAAATGAGGAAACAAAATGGCTGAACGTAATCCCCGTGAATTGGACACCAGAGCTAAAGCTGAACGGCCCAAGCAATGGATGCCTCCACAACTCCTGCCCGATCCGAACCCGGAAGAA